TCTTCGAACACTCTGTTCCTAACAACCAGCCCAGCAATACCCTGTTTTGGTAACACCGCCGAAGCAGGTCACACACACAGGAGTACATTGACATGGCCCTCGCCGATCCTCAGTCCGTCACCATCGCTGGAACCCCAGTCTCGCTTGCGCGAGTGGGTTCCGGTGAAGGAACGGGAACCTTCCGGACGGAAGATGGAGGCACCCAGTTCCGCATCACGCACATCCGTGCGAAGCGGAACCGGACGCGGATTCGACTCGATTGGAACAAGATCGTGTCGGACCCGCTGCTTCCCTCGACCAATGTGCCGGTCTCGACGAGCATCTCGTTCGTCATCGACCGGCCCATCCAGGGGTTCACCCAGACGGAGCTCAAGGACGTCGTCGTAGCTTTCGCGAGCTACCTGACTGCCTCGAGCGCAGCGAACACCATCAAGATCCTTGGTGGTGAGAGCTGACCGTTAGGATCAACCCAAAGGGTTATATGGCAAGGGACGTGTCCCTGGACTCCACTACCCCAAATGAGGAGTGGATGAAAAGCCATGTGGTACTTCTGGGTAGGGTACTCCGCGACGCGGAGACCCAGTGTCGCACTAGCACCACGAAGGATTACGAATACATCCTTCGTCGTGTCGAAGACGAGGGGTTGTCGTTCCTAACGATAACCCTTCCTACCTTTGGCAGAGATCTCGAAAGAGCTCTGGACAAGGGTAGGGTTGACTCAACTCTCTTCCTTAGTTTCAAGAAGAGAGCGTCTCTCCCTGCTCTGATGCAAGGTTTGACAAGTCAAGTCTTCGACCCTGAGTGTGGTGTCTTGGTGGCGAATCCCTCCATTGAGGCAATTCATGCTATCCGACAGGTCTCGTACCTGTTCAAGAAGCTTGAACTGCCTTGCTCTGACGACCGTGTTAGGGCCGCGTTTGAAGGGTTTCACCACTGTGACAAGGAAATCCGCCCTGCGATGGCGCGTGTAAACGAGCGCTACCCGTTCGAGAAGAACGGTTGGCACCAGTTTGATCGCGTTGCTCGCCTGCTGTTTTGGGAACTCTTTCATAACCTGGACCTCGCGGTCTGGAATTATGAGATCATTCCCAAGCACGGACCTGGTTCCACAGCGGAACGTACACTGGCTAACGCCAAGTACGACTACCGCACGTGGACCACAAGATTGGAAGAATGGTTCCCTCATGGGGACTTCCTCTTCCCTTCTTGGTCTCATGCTCTTGAGCATGAGGGGGTTGTGGATTTCCTGGAACCTGGAGAAGAACCGCCTGTGAGGGTGGTTCAGGTTCCGAAGACGCTCAAGACTCCGAGGATTATCGCTATCGAGCCAACGCACATGCAGTATGTGCAACAAGGCTTGATGGAATTCCTCGTCCGTGAAATCGAGGGGGATGACATCCTCTCTAATTTCATCGGGTTCACTGATCAAGAACCGAATCGGACCATGGCTTGCCATGGTTCTTTTCATCTTGATCTCGCTACGCTCGACTTGAGCGAAGCAAGTGACAGAGTCTCGACTGAGCATGTAGGGCACCTGTTCGGCGATAACCACGTCTCGAGAGAGGCAGTTTTCGCTTGCAGGAGCCCGAAGGCTCTGATACCTCTGGGAAACAACAAGCTCGTATACGAGCTCCAGAAGTATGCGTCGATGGGTTCAGCGCTGACGTTTCCTTTGGAGGCGATGGTCTTCTTGACCACCATCTTCGTTGGAATCGAAAATGCGCTCAAGACACGACTGTCCAAGAAACTTCTCGCGAAGTTTTTTGGCAAGGTGCGCGTCTACGGGGACGACATCATTGTCCCCGTGGAATTCGTGGAATCCGTGATCACATCACTCGAAGCCTACGGCTTCAAAGTGAACCAGAGCAAGTCTTTCTGGACTGGGAGGTTCAGAGAGTCTTGTGGAGGTGATTTCTACGATGGCGTTGACGTATCTGTTGTCAAAGCCACCAGAGAGATACCCTCCTCACGGAAGCACGTTCAGGAGATCATTAGCACTGTCAGCCTCCGCAATCAATTCTATGAGTGCGGATACTGGCAGACTGCTAATTATCTGGAAGAACAGCTGAGAAGATTGATCCCCTTCCCAACTGTTTGGCCAGACTCTCCTGGGCTTGGCAGGCATTCGTACTTGGACTATGAGGTCCAACGCGAATGTCCCTACCTACAACGTGACCTTGTCAAGGCCGCTGTTGTAGTCTCCCGCACCCCTCACTCTCCAGTGAGCGGTGTTGGTGCCTTGCTCAAGTGGTTTCTCAAGCGCGGCGATGAGCCGTTTGCCGACAGGAATCACCTAGAGCGTGCTGGACGCCCTGAGGTCCTCGACATAAAGCTCAGGTGGGTGACGCCCTACTAGTAGGACGTTGCCCAATCGGGTAG